GAATCTATCGTAGTAGGGCAAAGTCTTTTTGTACTTTGGATCGTACTGGAACATATACATTCGACCAACCTGTATCTGATTCGTCAGTGCTGTTTTGTTCGCTAGAAGTCGCGTTTCGGTAATGTTGGAAAGTTTTCTGGCGGTGTCTCTGAACCAGTTGCGTGCATCTTCGGTTCGCCCAGGAACTTGCCCCTGACGAATGCCTTGTGCTAATGTCTGATCGAATAAACCTATTGCCATTACTTGCCGTACAACTCTTTCTCTGTCATGATAATAAACTGATAGTTACGATCTTTGCAATACTCTGTAGCCGCTTTCCATTTGGCTTGATTAACCGCATAAGTCTTAACTTCTTCAACAAATCTTTGTGTTTGTCTTTTTGGTTTCTCTGGTTGTTGTGTCTGCTTTAAAGGCTTCACTTCAATGACAAACACTTCACCCTTCTTGTTCTTCATGATGAAGTCGGTGAAGTATCTGTGTATTCTATTGTCTAATGGCGAACGATAAGGTATCACCAACTCTTCAGAACCCCAACAGACGACATCTGCATTGCTATCCAACAGTCTCATCAAATCGAATTCCCACTTGGAACGATAGATGATGTTCGTCGGATTGCCAAGATATTTACCTGGGTTCTTAGGAGTGAACTTGCCTTTCATTTTTTCTCTATAAATAATCCATAAGCGTTATGCTATACTTATAGGGAAATAAATGGCTGTCTCCAATATAACCAATAATCCTTACGTTCAACCTGTAAACCAGACAATATTGAGTAACATCACATCATCTGCCACAGGAACGGTGAACAATATCACCAAGAACACACAAGGTGCATTGGGATCTTCTGGATCTATTGCTAGTTCTACAGCAACTTCACTTACCGCTGCTGGCGCTAGTAGTGTGTCTGTAGGAGGTTTAGTTGCCGCTGGTGTTGACAAACTAATATCTGGATCAAGTTCATTCTATACATCTGGTTCTCCAGAGCGAATCACATCAAACGCATTGCAGAATAGAAACTTCGCATCACAAGAGCAATCTAATCCAGAGATAAAAGTAAACTCTAATCAACTTACAACTAATGATCCGGACGATCATTATCCAGAAGACTTGGGTTCTAGTAAATATTTCATGACTCTTTCTTTTGCAAATTATGTGAGAACCAATCCGCTAGGAAACACAACTATCAATCCCGTTTATAATGTCAATCTTCCTCTACCAGACGGCAGCGGCCTTGTTGACAATACTTCCGCGCGGTGGGCAGAAGCAGAATTAGGTTCTTTAGGTAATATATACGATAGTCTTACTTCTACAAGCCCAGCCAGTGCCGCAAATATAGCTTCTGATGCGGCCGCAGTTGGTGCATTATATGCAATATCTCAAGCGGGAACTATGGGAGCAGAAGCTTCTAATCTTGGTCAATCTGCTGCCGGCGTTGCGCCTAATCCTAGCTTATCTATGATGTTCACTGGTATTAATTTCAGATCGTTCACTTTCAATTGGCTATTCTCACCTAAAACGCCATCAGAAAGTGTAACATTGAATAATATAATCAAAACAATGAAACAGTTACATTTGCCAAGTTTCACCGCCGGTGGATCAAGTCTTTTGTTTCAATATCCTTGTATAGTGAAGCCTAAAATCAATCCTTCACAAACAGAAACATACATGACGGACTTTAAGTGGTGCGTTATAAAATCCATAAACGTCAACTATTCTCCACAAGATGTTGCGCCAGCATTTTATTCTGGAATAAACTCTCCTGTTTTTATAGCTTTGACTATGGAACTAGAAGAAATGGAATACAGACTGCCAACAGATTACGGTGCATCCACTAATATGGGAGGCACGAATGCGGATTCTGCATTGTTAGGTGTTTTGACTGGCACGCTTTCTTCTGCCGCCTCATCATTGGCTACAGGTTTCACAAAAGGAACGACCGACGCAACTCAGGTTGTCACTGGTTTAAATGGCATAGGCGGACAACAAAATCTTGGTAGCGGAGGAAACGGTCAATGACACAATACTTTGCAAAGTTTCCAGTCATCAATTATAATAACACCTCCGCGGTGAATATCATGTCTCGTGTAAACATGACGAAGATGGCTTTGAACTCAAAGCAAGCCTATTATTCTTATGTGATTCCAGATGGCATGAGACCAGATAGTCTATCGTACAACTATTATGACAACCCAGATTATGTGTGGCTTATTGCGCTTTCAAATCAAATCAATGATCCTTATTATGATTACCCATTGGATGACTATGATCTGAACAACTTCATCATTCAAAAGTATGGCAGCATTGCAGCAGCACAACAAAAGATTCTTTATTTTCAAACTAACTGGGCGATAGACGAATCCAACATTTCACCAACTTACTATGCATCACTAGGAGTTGGGCAACAGAAGTATTGGGATCCAAATATAGATCAGAACAACAACATCTATGAGTATGTGAGAAAACAGGAAGATTGGATTGTTACGACCAATATGGTCCAACAAGTTCCGCTTCAGTATTCAACAGAGATTACGACAGAAAGTGGTCTTGTATTAGACACAGAAAACGGATATGATATTACTGCACCAGAAGGTGGATCCGAGTTTATCTCATTTGTCGTAGGAGAACTTGTTGCTCAAAACGGAGTTACTCTGGGAACAGTGAGTTATGTTGATCCCAATGATCAATATATTCTAATACAACACATCGCAGTTACACCAACAGTTGGTCCAATAGTTGGCTTGACTTCTGGTGCATCTGCAACTGTTTCATCAACTCCAGTTACTCTGAGTACAAATATTCCTTCTGACGAACTCATTTACTGGAGCCCAGTCACAGCATATGACTATGAGACAGCAAAGAATACAGCCAACAAGTCAATAAATCTTCTTGACAACAAATATGCCACCCAAGCAACCAAAGAACTTAAAGCATTGTTGTTGACATAACATGACAGCCTATTATGTAAAATCCGACAATATCAATATACTTGACCTCACGCTTTATTCGCTCGACGGATCAAAGTCGTATGATCTTAGTAGCCAGGTCTTGTCCTTTGATATTTACGAAGATATAATGTTTCCATGCATTCGTGCAGAAATCAAAATCATAGATGCTATCGGGCTATTGACTTCTTTTCCTATTGTGGGTGAAGAAACCATTGATATTGAATTTGGTCAAGAAGGGTTTAGTTTCACAAACTCTTATACCTTTCACGTCAAGGCTATAGAACAACAGAAAACTATGTCTCAAGGCAAGTCAAAGATGTACACTTTGTCTTGTGTCAGCGAAGAGTTTATCACGAACTCGAAGCAATTTCTGGTGAGCAAATATCAAGGCGCTACTGATGATGTTGTAAGAGCAATCTTCAACACAACATTGCAATCGAAAAAAACATTATCAATAGGTGATCCTACAAAGGGCACACAGAATATTCTTTTGAGTCGTATGCGCCCACTTCAAGCGATTGATATGCTTCGCAAACGCGCCGTGTCACAAGATTACATCTCATCATCATATGTATTTTTTGAAAACAAACGTGGATTCAACTTTTGTTCAATTGAGTACCTACTGAATCAATTGCAAGATAATGTCAACGACAAACAGTTCTTCTATGATACCACACAGAATACAGATGTAAGAAACTTGAACACACGAAGTCTCATTGACTTCAAAATCGTATCTCAGGTGAACAACACACAAAAACTGGCACAAGGTGGGCTTAACAATACTGTAAAGCGTTTCGATTTGCTTACTGGTAAAGTATCGTTGACTCAATATATCAATGCCGAGAAGCAACAGCAATTCAAGTTTGCTTCTTCTAATCCAAAGGCATTGAACACATCCCAGTTTGAAAACAAATATGGCAACACAAAATCGACTGCACTATTGGTTCCGCATTCAAGCGATTTGCCGGAGAATTATATTGATTCAACAATCGGTGCTAGAATGGGATTTGTGAACAAGTTATCACAAAATATATTTCAAGCATTCACATATGGTGATATTGCATTGACTGCTGGTGATATCATCACAATCAATACACCAAATCCAACTGGTGCTACTGATAAGCCAGATGATAACAGACTTATCAATGGCAACTATATAATATCTAGAATCAGACACATCATCATAAACAATGCGCCTAATCCAAAATCATATATGGTGTCAATGGAATTGATCAAGGGCTTCTATGATGATTATGCATAATGGAGATATTCTGTGACAACAAAAAGAATGGGCGAAGAGCAGTTTCGTTGGTTTATCGGAACTGTAGAAGACGTCAACGATCCACAGCAACTTGGGCGTGTGCGCGTTCGTATCATCAACGAACACGATGATCCTTCGATTCAAACAAATGAATTACTCTGGGCAACACCCATTCAAGATATAACATCTGCTGGTCATAATGGAGTAGGCAAATCTCCTACAGGTATACTAGTAGGTTCTCAGGTGTTTGGATTCTTTCTAGACGGGCAAGAAAAGCAATTGCCGATGATCTGGGGCACGTATGCTAAACTACCAGATGGCACACAAGCGACAAATGACGTGCCTGGTCTTGCTCGTGGCATTAACACACTTAACATCACAACATTTGGAAATGAACCTGCATCAGCATATGCTGCAAAATATCCCTACAATAATGTAACTGTCACACAATCTGGGCATGTGGTCGAACTAGACGATACGCCATCAGCAGAGCGCATCAGGATCTATCATAAGTCTGGCACATATACAGAAGTCAACAGTCAGGGGCAGAGCGTCTCCAAGATCGTTGGAAACGGCTATGAAGTGGTTGTACAGGACAAGACTGTTTATGTTGGTGGTGACTGTACCATTGTTGTTCAGGGTTCTTGTAATATCACAGCACAAGGTGATGCAGTGATCGAAGCCCAAGGATCTTGTTCACTCACTGCACCAGGCGGTGTTAATGTGACTGGTGGCTCTAATATCGGTACAGATGGCTCAATCCAAGCAGGGTTAGGTGATACAGGAACGTTCACTTCAGTTGATGGCTCAACTATCCAAGTCGATAACGGTATTATCACCAACATTTATTAAGGATATATTATGACCACCCCAAGTATCACATCACCTAATGCAGCACTTAATCTTGCGGCGGCTTGTGCTGTTCATGGTAAACCAATAGCTAGACTGCCTGGTCCATTGAACATTGAGGATATCGCCGCAGAGATTGAACAGTTGATTGCACTCACAGAATCAAAAGACTGTAAAGCGATCCAAGAAAAATCTACTCGCGTAATGAATAAAGTCAAAGCAAAGATCGATGGCTTAGTAAAGCAAATCGCAGCCACAGGTCCATTCGCAGCACTTGCGCATCCTCCTCTGAACCCAATGGATGCAGTTAAGTGGATCAAAAACTTCATCGCTTCGAATATTACACCACAAGTACAAGCTAACATTAAGCTTGTGTTGGCGCTTGCTCTTCTAATGGAAAAACTACCAGGGCTTATTCAAGCAATCGACAAAATAGGACCTACATTAGAAGCATGTGCGATCAATACTCTAAAAAATGACATCTCGACCCTAGCGTGTTATGCAGGGCAAGATATGAACAAAGCACTAAACGGCGCGCTATCTAATATTGCATCTGGCGTTTCTTTAATAGAAAAAAGCACAAGCCAACCAGTAGGTATTATTGCTCCTGCGTTGTCAAGTATTTTAGACACATCTACACTCAACAACTTTATAACGAGTGCTACAGCAACGTCGGCCAATGGTGCAACTGGGCTAGATACATTTACCAACACGATATCAACACTTCAGCCTACACAAGTTACTGCATATTTTGTAGGAACACTTACATCAAATAGCACTTTGATTTCAAACTTCAATGCAAACAACGCATCAAATGTTTCTATCGGAAATGGTATTTCTGATGATATAGGTTCTCTTCCAGCAAACACATCTGTTGTTGCGATAAATAGTTATAGTAGTAATGTTTCGGCTACAATGTCGGGATTAGGTGCTACAACATTCACAATGAATCCTATTGATAGTAATGTTTTTATTGGAATGCAGTTAACATCAACAGATCCCACGTTTGCAAACGGAACTACGGTGACCAACTTATATGGAAATGTGATTGCACTATCATCAACGTACCTAGGAACAAATACTTCTATCACGTTGACTTATAACATTGATACGATTACTATGTCAAATGCAGCAAATACTTCAGGTATCGCAAATCTAACGTTCACTACGACATCATCAGGATAATATGGCACAATCATCGTTCAATCAAGACAAGTTCACACCTACAGCCTCACAGTCGCTTCTTTATAGCGATCTGTTCGACAACTTTGTGGTGCATCCAGAATTGCATGATCTTGTCATAAAAAAGAACGAAGACGCGGTAAGTCAGTCGATTCTAAATCTTATTTTAACAAACAAATATGAGCGCCCGTTTCAACCAGATATAGGAGGAAACTTGCGCAACTATTTGTTCGAACCTATTAGTTCTATCACTCAAAGTGGTATTCAGATTGAAATAGAAAACATTATCGCAAACCATGAACCAAGAGCAAAATTAATCTCTATTATTGCTACTCCATATGAAGAGCAAAATGCATATGCGATAACCATCACATTCTATATTGTCAACATAAATAAACCTGTTACGCTTTCTACAATCCTTTATCGCATTAGGTAAACCATGGCAAATACCAGCATTACATTGACTTCATTAGACTTCGCTGATTATAAAAACAGCCTGAAGACTTATTTGCAGTCACAGCAGCAGTTTCAGGACTATAACTTTGATGGTTCGAACCTCAGTGTAATTCTAGACCTATTGTCATACAACACATATTTAAATGCGTTCTATATGAATATGGTCGCATCAGAAATGTTTTTGGATACTGCACAACAACGCGACTCGGTTGTTCTTCGTGCAAAAGAACTCAATTATGTACCTCGTTCGTTTAGATCATCATATGCTCTAATTGATATTGTTGTTG